TCCAAATTGTCTGGCGTTTTCAACCGCGCTACGCATACCAGCGTAGGGGTCAGCACCGGGAGTAGCGAGGGCTTCGGCTCGTTTTAAACTAGCAAGAACCTCTGGATTAAGCTGATTGTAAGTAGCCGCAAGTTGAGGGGCTAGAGCGTTGATGTCTGCCGTTGCAGCGGTTCTAACGGCTGTATTTGCCGCCGTTTCTACTCCACTTGCAGCACCACCTAATGCCTTAAATAAATCAATTGAACCTCCTTCTTTAACTGTAAAATTAGCCGTAAGTCCTTCGGCATCAGCAGCAGCCTTAGCGTATTGCTCAAGACTTCCATATATCTGAGCATAGCCGGGGTCATTGTTAAAATTATTGAGGATGTCGGGCCGAGCGGCAAGAAACGCCTTTGCATCAAACTGAGCAACGCCTTGCGAATATTGACCAATATCTTTAAGTCCAAGACCACCAAGTGCGGGACGTGCAGCAGCCTCAGCACCCAATAAAGCTTTAAGCGTATCTGGGTTAGATATGCTCGCAAGATAGTCGCGGGTAGCTTGTGCGGGGTCAAAACCAAATGAGTTGCCTGAACCGCCAAATGTTAAAGCTGGGCGTGCTCCAACGTCTGGTATATACTCTCCTGTCTCTGGGTTGTAAGGCATAAAATTAGAGGGAAGAAACTGCGTAAACGCTACCTGTGGTAGAGCCGTAGGAATAGAGCGAAACAACCATTGCTTGCCCAGATGTCAGGGAAGCGGGGAATGTGCCACCAGCAGATGTCCACGCCGGCCAAGTAGTGTTAATACTTCCACCTGTATTGTTTTTTAGGGCCACAATGTTTACTTGGCCGCTATCAATGCCGGAAAGTGCAAACGTGCTATTACCAGCAAGTTCAATTTTAGCGTTGCTTGCAGCCGCAAGATTGAGGGTGATGGTGCCGCTCGTGGGGTAGCCAAATTCAGGAACCAAATCAAGCAGCGTAATGTTTGCGATGCTAGCAATGACATTACCCGTAAGTGGACCCGTAAAACTACCCGCAATAGCTCCGGTTCCCGTAATGGTCGGTGAGGTTAACGTCTTGTTTGTTAACGTCTGGCTTGCCGTTAGTTGAACAATGTCGGAATTGGTAATGCTTGCAATCTTGGTGGCCGTAGCCGCATTACCCGTTGTGCTACCGCTAGACCCTGTTACTGAGCCAGTAATTGGATTGGTGACGGTAAGGCTACCAAGTGTGCCAACGCTTGTCAGGCTTGAAGCCGTTACGCCTGAAGCCAACGTCGAACCGCTTAGTGTTCCAGCTGGAGCAATAACAGCCGCAGTGGTGATAGAAGTTGTTAATCCCTTGGCGTTAATTGTAACAACAGGAATTGCAGTTGAGCTACCCGTTGTGCCAGCCGTTGCTACGGTTGCCAAGGTGCCCGCCGCCGTTACGTTACCTGTGCCATCAAAACTAGGCGAGGTGTAGGCAAGATCACCAGTAATTGAGATGGTTCGCGCTGTTGCAAAAGCTGTTGCTGTTGAAGAGTTACCCGTTACATTACCTGTAACATTACCCGTTACAGCTCCCGTAAGGGGACCAGAAAACGCTGTGGCAGACACCGTTCCACCGCTTGTCCAGCTAGGGCCACCCGTGCTTATTTTGGCTGGGGTAATACCACCGTCCTTAACAATGATGGCTCCACCCGAAAGCTGAGTAGTAGTGCCGTCAACCGCACCCGATACAAACGTAGCTGCATCAACCAAGTTATTGAGGTTGGTTGCACTAACTTGCGTGTCGGCAACAATCGTTGCTCCTTTGGATAGAATTGCCATGTTATGAGGCTTGTGTTAACGCTCTGAAGGTGGGTGATGCTGTGAGCTTTACTAAGCGCAACTTGGGTCGTCCAGCAGTCGGAGTATATCTAAGTTGCATTCCGTAAGCCCGAATGTTGCCGATTCTACCACGCAGGGATGCGTCTTCACCAACGGCTAAGACTTCACCAAGGATGCCGGATACGGTGCCAAGCTCAAATTCACTATCCAAATTCTCAGACACACCTTCAATTAGGGCATCAGAGTTGTTGGTTTCACTAGATTCCGTATGGATTTCAAAGCTGTTGAACTTCTTACGTTCTGGGCTTTGGAATGTAAACTCACGGGTTAACGCTTCCGATTCAACGTGGAAGAATTTGGATGGGAGGCCGGGGAACGTGTAGATGTTATCTACGTCATCAACGCGGGACTCCACCTCATTGATGCCGCCAAATCGGTTGATGGCAAAGAGTCTATTAACGCCACCAGCACTAGAGGTAATAAAGTTGGCCACGTCCCACCCTTCCTGTTCAATCAAATCAATGCTTTCCCAACCTTGGTTGAGCAAGTTGTAAACCAATATGGCATTGTTGTAGATGGATGCGTTTAACGGGATGGCAATGTAGTAGCGATTATTGTGATAGATAGCTACCGACTTGTCGGCATACTCCTTGTTGATTTGGCGAATGATGGGGTCAATTGGGTCAGACAAGGGTAGTCCTGCTCCGCGAAGATTATAGAGGTCGCCGAAGGCTGTTGCGTAAACACCGTTGTCTGAAAGGAAGAAGATTTGATTGGCAATGGTTACAACGGAACGACGGGCCACAAGCCCAGCTTCGCGTGTAATTTCTTTGAGTGTAATGTCCGTCAGGCTACCCGATAGCCCGCTAAGAAGATGAATGCTATTGCGATTGAGAACCACAGCATTGTCGTCGGTGAACGGGTGGACATACTGCAAATAGTCAGCAATGCCAGCCGTAACCTTGAACTGATTCTGGATTTGGTCATAGGTGTCTGAATCAAAAATGTCCGAGAATATCAACTCATCCCTTACGTTGCGGCTAGTAATTGTTTCACTACCAGATGTTCCCGTAGAGGTGTAGTAGTAGGGAGCAATGATACGACGTTGGTGATAGACTCCCCACGGGGGCGCGGGCATGTGAACAAATCCAAGTCCTTGTGATTGAGCCACAGAATAGGTTACTTTGTGACTTGCGTGATCTACAACTTGGGCAAAGAAAGTGAACGTATTGGCGTTAGGAACAGACGCAATGGTGTAACCAACCCCGTTTTCTACTAAGGGAGTTGTGCCAGCATCTACCACAAAAATCTGTCTGCCAACGGAAAGACCATGAGCCGTTTCACTTACAGTGACTACGCCATCCGTTATCACCGTATTGTTGTTGCTATCATAATACGTTGTGTTGGCATAGGTGCCGTTTGCCACCTTAACGAAGGCTGGGCTACCCGTAACAACGCCGTTCCAAGATAGGGCCGTAAGTCCATCTCGAAAGATGAACACCTTGTTAAACGCCTGAATCATCTCAACATCGTCCGTTATGGTGATGCCAGATGGATAGGCAATGTTAGTTGTAGCTGCTGTTGAGCAATTAACCGCAATGGCTTTAGAATTAAGGGCAAGAATAAAGTATTCGTCATTGTCATCCGAGGGGTCGGAGAACAAGCAAGAGCCGTAGGCATTGTTAATGTTGCTGCTCAGAAGAGGAGCCCCGGCAAAGTTGCTTCCACCAATCGAATAGGTTTCGCTGCCCGTAGCACCCGTAATGGTGAATGTAAATGTGGTTGAACCCGTTACAGTGATTGTGCGATTGCCATTAGGGTCAACAGTTCCAGTAAGCCCAGCGATACCCACTTGCGTGCCTGTAATAAATCCATGTGCAACGGAGGTTGTAATTGTAACCGTAGTTGTGCTGCGAGTTGCGCTAGAAATAGTGCGGTTGGTCCAGACGTAGAACGGAACAATCAACGCTTCACCGCTATTACCAAGCTGAGGCCCAAAAGCATTAGACCCTTTTCGGGGTTGCCAAGCACCGTCAATGTCCATGCGTCCATTGATGGACACAGCAAGCTCGCCAGACTTTAATTGATCGGGGCGCAACCGGGCATTGATTCGTGAGAATCCAATGTCCACCTCATCATTGAACTGACTGTCTTTTTCGCCAAAAGTGTTATAACGAGCCATTGGCCTATCATACCCTACTGTGCCTTAGCGCAATTAGGAACAGGACTTACGTTTGCCGTAGGCTGCTTTGCCAAAACCCTCGTAGTCCTTCTTCTTGTTCTCTTTCTTTTCGTGCTTAATCATCTGCTTGCGTGACTTGTAGTTTTCGTTTTTCATAAAAAGATATTAGCACGACCATGCTTTTCGGCTCCAGTAGTTGGCCGATAGTTTGTTAGAGGTGCCTTTAATGCCGCCGGAACGGGCACAATAGGAGGCTTTCCGGCTAGGTTGGCTCTTCTTGATGGACATATTTGCGTCCCCAAAGCGTATCACTTTAGACTTCCCATTGGCACAAGCGCGAACTACGGACTTCTTTCCGCCGCTAATGTCGCGCCTAGGGCTGTTACAGGGTAGCTTACGAGGATTCATTCCTTCTTGTATTCCTTATGCCATTTCCAGATTAAATAGGCCAATCCCACCAAGCCGCCAATGATACCAATAAGATGGTTAATTTGGCTCAGTCCTAATGCTGCTGCCGCTGGGGTAGAGGCCACAATGATGTCTTTTTCGTAGGAGTTCATCGCTTACGGGTCATTCTGTCACCAAACCACCAGCCTACACAATTGAAGGCCGCAAATTGCACTTCGTCCACCATGTCAGCTTGTTCAAAATCTGGAACATTGAAGAAGATAATGGTGACTAGAACAAGGAGAAGGAGGGTGATGGCTGGACGAAAGAGGGTGAGAACATTCGCCGCCCAAGGTGCGGTGTTTACAGGTGCAATCGCCGCATTTTGGCTGGCCGTAAACGCTTCCCATTGAGCCTTATCAGCCGCAATAGAGGCCATAGCCTTAGCCTTCTCTAGCTCGCGCTTGTGCTCTTGACTAGCCTTGTAGTTGTCAAAGAACCCATTGCCAATGCGTAGTAGAACGCCGAGTGCGCCGCCGCCTAGTGCGTTTGTAAGGAGGTCTAGCATCGTTAGGCGGCTTTAGGGTTGGTAAGACGACGGAACAGGAAATAGGGCAACCAGACCCATTTTGGAATCTTCGTCACCTTTACGTTAGTGCTTTCAATAAACGGCATTTCTGCGTCCCAGAGCTTCACCCTTATAGGCGAGCCATCCGGCGAGGTGCAGCTAATTATTGACACGTTGCGCGTGGGAGCGCGTCCTTTGGTCCAATAGTTGTCATATTGGCCTAGTTCAATCGTGCCAGAGATGACGCAGCCGTAGAGCGAAAGCCCGTCGATGGACCCTTTGGCCGTTATCGAGCCAGCGACGATGCAATGCTGGACGACATAATCTTTGCCGCGAACGAAATCAATCGAGTCCTCCTGCGAGGCTGGAATGGTGAGACCTGACACGCAGAGGTTCGACACGTTGGAGCCCTTTACGAGATCGTCGTAGTTTTCGGGGTCAAGCGGAGCCTGCCACTCAGCCGCGTTCACCGTCAGCCCGTTGTCCTGCGGTCCAACGTAGCTGCGCCAATTCGTGTCCGCCGTCCCGCTCATTCGGCTTTCGGTTCCTTTGGCTTTAAAGCCTCGGCAATCTGTTCCGCGCACTTGCGTAGCAAATCGTGGTCGTCGGCCTTTAAGGGCGCTTGGCGGCTGCCTGCGTAGAGGTTCTGGAGTGCTTGTTCGTTGGTCATGTAATTAGACGTTTGTGGCTAGAAGGTAGTAGGTGACGCCGCCGATGACGATTGTGACTTTGTGCGTCGAGGCGACCGAGACGGCTGTGGCGACGGTGTTGCCGATGGCAAGTGCTCCCGTGCTCGACAACGCCCCGGTCACGGCGAGGCCGGTGGAATTGAAGTTGTGCCCTAACCCGCCCGCAAAAACGTCAATTTGATTGGCCTTAGTTGCGTGGGTTGGCCCGTAGACAGTGATCCCTGACGCTCCCGTTAAATTAAAAATAGACGACGAACCAGTTGTTGTGCCGCCGAGGATATTGGAGTTGGTTGCGCTGAGGGTCAGGTTTCCCGTGGCGCTCACCGTCGTAAACGCGCCCGTGCTTGGTGTAGTCGCTCCGATGGCCGTGGAGTTTAGGCCGGTGGAGGAAATTTCAGCCCGAGCCGCACCGCCCGTGTAGAACGTATGAGTTGTAACAGCCGTGCCGCTTCGCGCAATGGTGTAAGCCTGTGGCATTGTGCCGCCAAGCCCGCCGATTTGGAACCAGCCGTTTGTGGCGGTTACACCCAAATCCCAATCA